AAGATGATCTCATTCTTGTAATAGACCATCATGGATTCGTTAGACCATTGATCGATCATGCCGTTCAGCATATCGAAAGCATCTTGGGCAGCGTCAGCCGTTGGCGTTTCCCCTGCTTCCAAAGCACCAATGTCTTTTAAAGCCCTGCTAATGATGTCAATTGGTTGTGTCATATTGCATCCTTAAAAATAGCTTACTTCGATCAATGAAGTTGCAGGGGGTGCTTGGCTAAAAGTAAGCGTAGTGCCGCTTATTGAATAAGAACTTTTATCTTGATAAATACCATTTATAAAAATGTTTGTTGTATTTGCACCGCTTGGAGCCGCTGACAATGTAAAGTTTGTTTGGCTTCCAGTACCTGTGAAATCTGCCACAGTTGGAATTGCAGTAGCAAAAATGTTGTCATAAGTTCCAATTGTTACCGCTGCTGAAGTTTGAAGAACAAACTTATAGGACAAACCAGCAGTTAACCAAATTTCACCCGATGGCACACGCCCACTAGCATTTAGAACAATTGGATTAGACTGAGCAATACTTCCAAAGCTACTTGTGTAAGTGGCTTGTTGGGTTGTTGTGCCAGCAGCATAGGTATAAATTAACCCACCGCTCAAAGGCAAGCCATTTGAATCAAAAAATTGCGCTCCAACGCCGCCAAAAGGTGATAAATAAACCATTTTTTTTCCTAAATGTTAGGGGTAAAAACTTGAGGCAACCAAGGAGCAACAACAGGCTTGTTAGCTTCTAATGCTTTAAGCTGTTCCTCTAGCCTAGATTTTATGTGGCAAACGCCATCTTTAACAGCTTCTTTTTCAATCCAGCCAGCAACCATTTCCTCTGATACTTGCTCAAAAGGAACTCTGATTTTTGGTTCACTAAACCACCAGTTACCTTCAGTTTCAACCGATATATCATCATTAGTCAAAACACATTTGTAATGTGCATGGGTGATAAGCCCATCAGTTGCTGAAATTTTGGAAATAGACCATTTGTAGTTCATGATTTAATCCAAGGCAAAGGAGGATTGGCAGAAATAGCAGCCAGTTGACGAGCCAATTGACCCGCTACTTGGGCTTCTGTGTCTGGTTGTAGATTAGTCGTAATTGTAGTGGTTTCATTAGTTCTTGGGTCTGTAACGCTATACGTTACAGGCTCAAAGCACCAAGCTAAGACTTGAGCTTCTTGCAGGTCGTTGTATGCCGTAAATGGATTAGCTGGCTCACCTAACTTAGCCGTTCCAGCAGCCGCAGCAGTCAAGTTATTAACGTCATCAGTACCGACACACATCCAATCGGCATAGATCACCACATCGGTCTGCCCATTCACCGATGGGGCAACCGTCATCTTAGGGATTGACCATTTGTAAGTAATCATAATTACTTACCAACCCAACCCGTGTTTCCAGTTCCAGACTCTTTAACATACAAAGTTGTTCCAGCACCGCCAGAAGAGTTTAGATATAAAGATCCAGGAGGGGCAGTAACAACACCATTTGGCGAACCAGCACCAGAAGTAAAAGCAATTGTAGGTGCAGCAGAACCAGTACCCAACAAAAATCCTTTATTAAAAGTGCTTAACGCAAAATAAGGATAAGATTGTCCAGATTGATAAAAAGCAGGCCCACCTTGGCCATAATCATTAAAATGATTAAAAGTTCCGTATAAATATCCATAATTGGACATTTCAACATTGTTTTCCAAACCAGTTGTTGCGCCTGTTTCATCACAAACAAATTGACCATTAGTAACTACACCAGCACAATTTAAAGTGTTAATACTCGCTGTTGCTTTTGTTAATTCAAATGGCGCAGTTGAACCGTTTGTTGTTGGGTAGGCATTACCGTTTTGTTGAGCCATCGAAATATAAACACCGCCAGATTCTGCTTTGATGGCACGCAATGGGTATGTTGAAGGGCCGTTTGCAATATGCATCAAATTGTTAAATTTGGTGAAATTACCAGCCGCTTGATTTATGTATACATGAAAACGAACTTTTGTATCTTCAACAGACATATCGTTAAATGTGTTTGGCAAATAGCAACTTGAACTGACTTCAATGTTTGCGCCTACGCCTGCGGAACTTGATTGATAGTTGTATTCACATCCGCCACCATAGAATGTGCATTGATTAACGCCGCCAGTACCAGTGTTAATCAACACAATACCTGCAGCATCGTTAAACGCAAAATGACCGTTAAAAACGTCAATTGCGTTTGATGGTAAATTGGTTGGAGTGGAGTCTGTCCAAGATGTTACACCGCCTGTAATTCTGATGCCCGCACCTACGTTGCGTTGTGATTCAACAGCAATTAAAGTGTTGAGAATACATTGTTTCATTAAAATGCCATCTGAACCGCAGTTCATCACCAAAACATTTTTAATGACGCTTTCCCAAACGCGGAGAAAACCAATACCAACTTGGGAAGTTTTTGTTCTGTCGCCAATAATTCCAATGTCTTCAATCAACATTCCAAAAGCGTCGTAAGAAGCAGACGGTTGGCTTTCAATAATGTTGCCATTGTAAGAACTGTAAATGACGCTTGAACGATTACCTGCGCCTCTAAAACCGCAGTTTTCATAAATCATCAATTTGCCAGAAACTGTGTATTTACCAGCGGGGAAAAACACAATGCAACCACCTAGTGTTTTTGTGCCGTATGGGTCTACAACTGTTCCAGCAGTTAAAGCGTAAGCGGCTGCGCTAGCTGCGTTAATTGCAGAAGTGCTATCTGCAACACCAGTTGGGTCTGCACCATAATCCAAGACATTAAACAATGCCCCGCTGATCATTGAGTAAGATGCTTTTGTCAGAGCCATGATTATCCTTAAACGAAATAAAATCCAGAAACAGAAACATCTGCTACTGTCACCCAAGTTGGTAAATAACAATTTCCATCATCGGCTATCAAACCAACACCATAACTTGCAGACGCATTTCCATTTGCCGCTGTAAGCGTTCCTCTATTTGAAAACTGAGCAATTGGTTGATTAAAATAAGTAGCGCCCGCACCAGAAGTTGTAGATGTTGTTGCTTGAATACGCAAAGTAAAAGAAACCATCCTTCCAATTCTTGTATATTTGCCAGTGTAAGTAGGTGTTCCGACAACAGTTAAATTAGCAAAAGTAGGCGTCCAAGTACCTTCTTCATACCAATTTAGCAACTGGCTTGTCATCCCCGATTGAGGAGTGTTGGCTGTGAAGTTGATGCCTTTACCTGCTGTGGTAGGTATCAAATTTCCTGTAAAAGAAACATTAGTACCATTAAAAGTAAATGCTGAAGAAGTTGCCAATGCGCTTGTTGATGATGCGTAAACTACACCACCAGAAGTAAAGCTAGTTAAACCAGTGCCGCCTGATGTTGTTGGCAAAGCTGTGCCAGACAAAGTAATAGCCAATGTTCCGCTACTTGTGATTGGAGAGCCAGAAATTGACAAGAAAGACGGAACAGTTGCCGCTACGCTTGTGACAGTTCCCAAATTACCAGTAAGTGCAACCCCATTAGCTGACAAAACACCAGTAGAGGGCACAAAAGACAGCTTGGTAGAGCTAGTCGTTGCGGGATTATTGCCCGTAGATGCCGCCGACAGAACTGGATACCAAGTCGAGCTAGAACTGGTGTTGTCTGTGATCGCTACGTTGTTTGCGTTGGTCGCCGTTGTCGCAGTCGTGGCAGTTGACGCATTGCCCGTCAAAGCGCCCACAAAAGTGGTCGATGTAACGCTGGTCAGACCTGCCAATGTCGTAGAGCTTGCGCCAAGGGCGATAGCGGTCGTTCCAACGGTGATTGACGAGTTGTTAAGGGCAGAGTTAGGGATGCTAGTTAAAGATGCGCCAGAGCCGCTAAAAACCGTTGCCGTAAGCGTTCCAGTAGAAGGATTAAACTGATACTTGGTCGAGCTTGTATATTCAGTTGTCAGATTGCCGCTAGTGGTAGCCGCAAACAATGGGTAGCGGGTTGCGTTAGTGGTCGTATCGTCTGTGACCGTAGCGTAGGCCGTTGGAGTCGACCAAGTAGGTGCGCTTGAGCCATTTGAGGTCAGCACTTGGCCCGTTGTCCCTGCTGCCGAAATAGCCAAAGCAGAAGCGCCGGAATAGACCACGCCACCAGCAACAGCGGTCAAAGCTGCATTTGTGCCACCATAAAGCAAACCGACAGCGTTGCCGTTCCAAGTGCCGTTTGTATAAGAGCCAGCCCATGAAAGCGTATTGGTTGACCAAGAAGCATTGGAAGGAATAGCGTTGTGATAATCCCAAGTGCCAGCAGCAATTGAGTTGCTCAACAAAACAACCGTGGCATAAGCACCCGATTGAATCGTCACAACAGTCGTGGCCGAGTTGTTTTGAACAACAATGGTTCCCGAAGACTGATTGTTGTTGAACGTAAAAGTCGCGCCAGCGGGTAGCGTGGTCGCATTGGGCAGTTGAATTGTTTGACCGCCAGAACCCGTAATGGCCCAATTTTGAACCGATGCCGCTGTTAGAACAATCGTTGTTCCGCTTGCAGCTTGAGTGGTATACCCTTCAAACAAGCAATTAGTGGTCACGTTGCCATTTGAATCACGCAGAACAACCGAATTAGCGCCGCTGGATGATGTCACGCCTGTACCGCCATTGGCAACCGCCAGAGTGCCGGACAGCGTAATAGCGCCAGCAGTAGCAGAAGAAGGCGTTAAACCCGTTGTGCCGCCACTAAACGTAGAGACAAAGTTGCCAGTAAGGGCAGATGTAGGAATGGTCGTGGAGGCTGTCATAGCCCCTGTGCCATTGCCATACACATAACCCGTCAGCGTAGTAGCGCCTGTGCCGCCATTAGCCACATTGAGTGTGCCGCCAAGCGTTACAGCGCCAGTTGTAGCGGTGCTAGGGGTAAACCCTGTTGTTCCAGCCGAGAAGCTAAGAACGCCAGTATTGGCAATTGTTACTGCTGCTGACCCGTTAAATGAGCCGCCAGATAGTCCAGTACCAATAGTAAGGGCGTTGGGAGTTTGGGCAGTAATCGATCCGCTGCCACCCAGAGAAACGCTAACACCATTGAACGTAACGCTAGAGTTCGCCAAGGAACTATTGGGTATCGCCGCATTGATCTGGCTCGGTGCAATACTAATCGAGGTAGAACCAGCCGATGTTAGCTGACCCTGGGCGTTGACAGTAAAAGTGCCAACACTAGACGCAGAGCCGTAAGAGCCAGCCGACACCCCTGTGTTGGTAATGCTAAACGTGTAAGAGCTAAGGGTTAACCCTGTGCCAGCAAAATAACCCACAGAACTGGCAAGCTGCGACCAAGTAATTGATGTCGTGCCAAGCGTTCCAGATGTAGGGATTGTGCAAGCCCAACCAGTATTTTGCTGAGTTGAGCCGTTTTGAATAAAGATAAATGCCGAAACCAGCGAGGCGTAAGTAGCGCAATCAGTTGAACGTGACCAAGCGCCAGAAGCTGCGACATAAACGCCATTATTAGCTTGATTAGACTGATTTTTAACAAGAACTCGGTCGCCAGCTAAAGTAGTGTAGCCATCAATTGTTTGAAGGCCAGAAAGCGTGATATTGACCGTTGTAGCGCATTGGGCTTCAGCTTTGATCTGATAGCCTTGAGCCACCATATCAACATATGATTTATTAACAATATCTGTCGGGCTTGCTGGAGTATTAGCCACAGTCCCCGTGGTCGTAGCCATCGAGGTAAAAGTAGCAGCAGCAGGGACAGAACCACCAATAACTGAGCTATTGATAGTGGAATTTGTTATTGTCAGACCCGATTGGACGGGGTTGACAGAAGCATAAAAGGGCTGACCCTGACCGATAAACGTATTGAATGTGTTATCCAAATTGAACAATGCCTGAACAGGCAAGATGTTCTGGTCAACGGTCTTATTAGGGCCAGCCATTTTCTTCCTTACGATTGGTCAACCGTTGGAGTAACGTAAACCAAGTTAGTGCCAGAGGAGGCAATTGCGGTTACATACACAGGATATTGCATATTAACAGCAGGGACAGCGATCAAAATCGGCGTTGTCATTCCCGCTGGCAATACGAAATCACCAAATGTACCGTCTGTGGGAAGTTTTGCGGCATCACTTGAAATAGTGCTGAATTTAATTGCCACAGTAGCTGTACCAGTATTGGTGCAAGCCACAAAGTTAATCAAATCAGACGTATTTGAGGTCAGCGCAACAGCAGAATGGGCGCTAGTACCAACGGACAAGCCGAGGGTAAGCCCACCAAGTCTGAAAGCAGACGTGTTTGCCATGTTAGACAGCCGTTACAGGTGCTGGGCCTTCCAAGCGGGTGACTTGGATGGTGTAAACGCCAGTAGAGGGAGTAACAGAAGCAGCAGTCACGTTAGCAAACTGGATGGTCAAAACACCAGCAGCCAAGCAATCAGCTTCAGCGACCACGATGCCAGCGATTTGCGTACCATTCAGACCCAGAACGACAACGATGTCAGTCGTTTGCAGACCAGGCACAGAGAAGGTTTGAGCAGCGGTAGTGTTAGCAGCAACAGCAACGGGAGCCAGAGTAGGCTGAATGTAGAAAGTTTCGTGGGAATTTCCACGAGTAATTGTCGTAGATGACATAGGAATTCCTTTGCAAAAGGTTAGTTAATTGTAGCTTTAAAAGCAGAAAAAGCCATCTTTTTTAGGGATGGCCTTTCCTTACTTCACTTCAGATTACAGCAAGGGGGTGCTGAAATCGTAGCAGTAAACGTACACGTCAAAGGTAGCGCCAGCCACGGGAGTGGTCAGAGCAGTCACGTTGACATACAGCGTTTGTGTGGTCAGAGCAGTAGTTTGTGCGGAAGGTGAAGTCACAGACACGCCGTTGACAGAAGTCAAGTTAGCGATAGTGACAGAGCCGTACAAGCTAGAGCCGCCAGAAGTGGTCGAAACACCCACAGCCAAACCAGTTGTAGTACCGACAGCAGCGCCATTGGCGTTCATGTTGGTAACAATCAGGGCTTGGGGCAAGAACACGCCAGTATTGATAACTGGAACAGCGTAGTTAGCAGTAGTGTTGGCAGACACGTTAGTCAGAGTTGCAACCAAACGCAGGGCTTGGTTAGTCAACACGTTCTGTGGGTGTGCCGATACTGTGGTTGATGGTCCTGGATTAGCCATTTTGAATATCCTTTCTTAATTAAGCTGCGACACGGCAAGCGAGTTCGGGGTACAGGGGAGCCCAGCCATACAGCACGTCCAAACGGGTTGGGATGCTATCGTTGTTGATGGTGTATTGACGCACAACACGCATGGACAAACCAACTTCCTTATCGGAAGCACGACCAGCGAAATGGACGCCATCAGGCAATTCCAAGTCAGCCACAGCCAAGGTATAAGCATTACGGTGCATCATGATGTTCTGGGGTGAAGCCACGCCAGTATTGTTGAAGGCCGTAATGTTGGGGCTGTTGTAGCTGGTAACTTGCACGTTTTGGAACTGACCCGACACGATAATGGCGGGGCTAATGTTCACGGTAGTGCCACCAGTGCCGACAGTAGTGGTGCTGTTAACAACGAAGTTACGCAGCTTGCCATAAGACTGACGGTTTTGGGGGTTGACTGCGTACACACCAGGGATGGTGAACACATCGCCAGCGTTCAGCGTAGAAGCAGCAGAGGAGGTCAAAGTCACGTTGGAGCTAGAAGCCCAACCAGAAGTCAACACACCAGCAGAGCTAGTAGAGGCCAAAGTGATAGCAATGGTGTTAGCAGACCAAGAACCGAAAGTTTGCGACACAACGTTTTGGTCGAGTTTCCAGTTCATGCCGCCAGAGTCACGGCCCATCAAACCCTTGCGATACTGCTCGCCAATGGCTTCTTGAGGCACAAACAGACCCTTCAAGCTATCAACGATAGTTGCAGAGGTGAAAGGCTCAACAATCATCGAACGGCGACCGTCACGAGGTGCGCCTTCGCTGTCCAAATAAGCAGCGCCAGTCAAATAGGTAATCAGACCAGTAGGAGGAGTACCAGCAGTACCAACAATATTATAAGTATTAAGCGCAGCGGTAGTTAAACCGTCACGGTCAATCTTATTAGCAATCGCAGCGACAGCAGGTTTCAACACACGGTCAGAGAACATATCCAACGACAGAGCCAAATCTTGCGTGGTGAATTGGGTGTCAACGTGGAACTGAGTGGACAAGGTTACTGGTACGCTCGTTTCGTTAAAGTCCTCGACATTTAGCGCTGGGCCCGTAGTACCAATGAAACGACCAGGTTTACGGACGTTCACGGTATTACCAATCTTGCCGCCGACAACAGCGAATTGGTCATCATAGTTACGGTCAACTTCCGAGGTGAAAGTCAATTCATTCTCCAAAACCATCAACGCTTCGTTGGTGATCTTGGAAATCGTGAGCAAATTATTTGCCATTTTGATATTCCTTAAAAAAGATTAAAAATTAACGGATTTTTCCCGCTTTTCTAGCAGCTTTCCAATCCGCATATGTTCCATGAAATTTACCATCGGTACTCATGCCAACATCTGGAACTGAATTAGCCGCCCTGATAGGCGAAATAGGTTCAGGTGCTTTACTTCTCGCAACAACGGGTTCAATTCGCTTAGTTTCGGGCTGTTTAGCCTCCAACCTTGCTTCCAATTTCCCCAACTCACGCAATGCCTGTCGTGTAGACCCACCAGTAATCTTTTTAGCGATCTCTGGGTTTTCAGCCAAGTGATAAAGGATTTGAGGCCCAACATCACTCTCCAAAATTGCATCCCTAATGTCATCGTTTACAACAACATCACTAGAAGCGATCATTTCCTCATAATCAGGCAATGTGGCTTTAGCTTGCTCTAACTTGGTCTGCCAGCTTTGAATCAGCTTTTGGCGTTCCTCATTAGCCTTACGCTCTGCTTCTTGCTTGTCACGATTCAACAAGGCTTGCTCTGCGCTCCATTCTGCCAATGCCTTTGCGTATTCAAAAGCATCAGTAAACTGGTCAGGCTTCGGTTCTTCATCCACCTTAGCTGGCGCTTGAGGCGCTACCTTGGCTTCCAAATCCCTTAGCCTAGCTTCCAAGGCTTCCCGAGCTTCACGTTCACGTTGCGCCTCTTGGCGTGCCGCTTCACGTTGCTTGGTAATCTCTGAAAACCGCTTTTCGAGTTTAGGATTTTGTTTCCTTTCCTCCGGCTGCGTTGCTTCCTCAATAGCCTCTGGCTCACTCTGCGGTGCTTCCTCTGTCGGCTCGGGAGTTTGCTCAACCGCCTCGACAGGTGCTTCCACAGCTAAACCAAGTTTTTGACTATAAAAGTCGGCTGCGTTCTCGCTAGTCAATAAATTGCCAGCTTCTTTCTCACTTGACATAGGTTTCCCTAAGAATTAACCCAGTTAACCTAACTGGTAAGGTTTGTGTAAATATACACTAAATAGCTCTGTCTGTGGCGTTGGATAATGCCTCACGCTCAGATCGTTTATCTATATCAGCCAGCATCAAAGCTAACTGTGCTCGCATTTCTTCAATTTGAAGCTGCGTTTGTGTCTTAATAATCGTGTCGTGCGCTTGCGTATCAGTCCGCATTTGCACATCGTGGCGGCGTTCAGCATCACGCATTTCAATATCATGAGCTTTAGCGGTCTGTTTCAGCAATTCACGCTTGGTTTCATTATCTTGCTTGACCTGCTCAATATCTTGACGCTGCTTAACCATCAATTGCATGGCTTGTAGCTGCTGAGTAAGCTGCTGAACTTGCTGTTGTGAAACCGCCAATTGCATTTGAACCTGTGGCGGCACGTTCGATTTGTCATCAATATGCGCCAGCGGATTATTAGCAGCCAAGCGATCAGCAATAATGTCAGCGCCAGGAAAGTCCATGTTTCGGAACACCAAATCACCGATGGTCTGGAACAATTGCTCATTACCACCAATCAGCGGCATCATGGCATCAACTGCTTCTTGGCGTTTGGAGTTATAGCCTGGGCCAGTATCCATAACCACGTCATATTGACCAACCGACATATCGTGCAGCACACGGTGAACGCCAGCTTCATCGCTTGTTGGTTGGTTAATAGCCACCAAATCAGGCTTGCCATCATCCCCAATGATTCGCATTACACGGTGCGTGTCGTAAATGCTAGGAATCATGCCCAAAATGATCTTGGCGGTGTGAGCAATTGACTTTGTAAGGTTGTCGTAAAAGTCAAAGTTAGACAGATCGACTTGTTGCTGCTGACCGTTCAGAGCTTTGCCGGACATATTGCCAGGAAGCTGCTGTGAAGGGTCAAAGATTCCCATCAGGGTCGTAATATCTTGATTGATAGCGCCCAAAGCGGTCATTACGCCAGTTGGAGGCGGCTCAGGCTGGAGGCGTTGCGGTGCTGGCGCTGGATTGCCATCAATGTCGGTCTGCTTGTATCGCAACAGCGGGAACGACTTAATGTTAGCCGCTGCCCATTCGCTTTCGTGGCCTTCATCTTGGCCTTCAGCAAGCAGCCATTTTGCCTTTGGAGCCAGCGCCACCGATTCGGTAAGGGTAGTCTGCCAGAAGTTATACATCCGCTGTGCATCTTTAGCATGACGCACCATGCCGAACTTCTTGCGCTTATCACCAATAACAACGTGGCGACCATAAACAGGAACGACAGGGATGTAATCGCCTGGGATGTCACGTTCTTCAATGATGTCGTAAGCGGTGATTTTCTTCCACTTGATCTGTTTTTTAATGGTTTTGCGCTCTTTAATCACTTCCAAGCCAGAAGCCTCGATACGCTCAAAGAAGTTATCGCCATCATCAAAGCGGCTTGACCCATCACTCAATAGATAAAGAGTAGCTGGCTTGCGCTCAACGTAGAAATACTCAGCAATGCGAATATCCTCTTTAGTAATCCATTCTGATTGCGTGTCGCCTGTGCCACGTTGAGTGAAGCTGGAGCCATCGTCTAAATCAGGATACATATCCCGAAACTTCTCTTTGCTCATCATGCTGGTAATCAGCACTTTTTCAGCGTCAGAACCGTCTATGCGCTCAGAGTTAGGGTCAAAGTAGACCGTGAATGGATTAGGGATAGCATCGATGTAGATTTCTTGGTCAAAGCTATCATCTTTGCAGTATTTGGTAATCAAGCGCCAGAAACCCCAACCCATACGCACAGCGTGGTCAAAAGCGGTGTCGTAAGCATTGTCAGCATTGGATTGCGTTTCAATGTGGCGAATGATGCCTTCTACGACTTGTGCGGTCTTAAAGTCTGCTTCAGAGTTGCAAGCGTGAACTTTGGCCCGTGGGCGCTGTTGGCGCTGCTGATTAGTGACTTGGCGGCAATAACCATCCAGCTTATTGATGGTAAGAACAGGGCGGGATTCAAGATTGCGGGAGTTTTGTAAGTCTACGGGCCATTGGTCACCGCCGGAAACAAACTTCAAATCTTCCAAGGCTTCCTGGCGGTTCATGGTGTCAGATTCATTGCACCACTTGAGGAACTGTTTAGCCTCAGTAATGATTTCGGGTTCTTGACCGCCGTAAGGAATATCTTGTGCCATTAGTTCATCCATCCTAAAGGTTGACCGTAGCCCTGTGGCTGCGTTCTAACTGGTTTGCGCTGCCGAGGTTCATTCACCATCAAACCAAGCATCCGAAACGCATCAGCCCCGTGGCTGTATTGGTCGTGAACAGGCGTTTTGCTAAATGCTTTGGTATCTGGGTCAACTTCGTAGCGGTAATGCCGTAAGCATTGTAGCCCATCGTAGCAATTTTCCCTATCAAACCAGCAGTTCCTGAATAGTGTACGGGCTGCGTTAATACTGTCAACTATGGGCGTTTTTGGGATGATTTTGGTCTTATATCCAGCCGCACGCACAATCTGCTCAATTGACCGTCCATTAGCTGCAAGCGTTCTGTTCTCAGCGTCATGTGGCAGCCATAGCGTGTCATACACATAACCAAACGTCTGCATCTTTGCCAGATACTCAGAGATAGTCTTTTGACTGTCCTCCACATATCGGATAAGCCGAGTCTCCATGCCAATAAACTGCACAAACCAAATAGCAGTAGCGTCAGACCAACCCAAATCAAAGACAGCATGAACTGGTTTATTTGGGTCATAGTTAACCTTTGTTATCCGGCCTTCTAGGTCTGCCATCTGCATCTCACGGGCAAAGATAGCCCCGTCCACAGTTTGGCGGCACAAACCTTCCCAGACTGTGTTATACGCCTCAATATCCCTTGCCTTGAGAGAATCTTTCTCCAGCACCAGCGTTTCGGGAAACCAAGGGTTATCAGACCAGTTAATTTTCTGGACAACAGAGCCAGCCGGAGGACTCAGAACAAACCGCTGATAAGTTTCGTCTGACTCTAGCTCTGGGTTAAAACTAATCCAAATCTCAGACTTTTCTTTACGAATAGTAGGAATCAGCACATCCCAACTGAACTTAGAAACCGTGTTGGCTTCTTCTACCCAACAAATTGTTGAGCCTTCGTTACTCTTTACGTTGGCTACGTTGTTCTTTAGGCCCACAAAATTAAACTCAGAGCCGTTCTTTCCTCTGATCTGTGATTGGGTGATTTCGTAGAACCCATGCAGATTTAGTAATTCAATCTGGTCGCACAGCAGCTTGTGAACAGAATCCTTCATGGAAGTCATATATTCACGGGCGCACAATACTCGATGTGGCTCTTTAGCCGCTTTGATTAGCAGGGCTTTTGCTATTGAATGAGACTTACCGCCGCCTCGACCACCGTATAAAACACGATAACGTGCATATTCCGGCACGAACAAGCATTGCAGCTTGACAGGAAATTCAGCGTTCTGAATTATCGGCGTCATCAGGCTTCACAAAAGTAACTTGAATACCAGTTAATAGCGGTGCACCATCAGCACCAGTAATTTCAGTCTTAGTTTGCTCACGATACTTCTTAGGGAATCTTGCCGCCATAGAACGTGACCAGATACTAGAGTTTAATTTTGGGCCATCTTTAGTCTCAACCATATATGCTGCGGCTTGTTCTTCCCACCAATGCAACTCAAAATCCTTGGCAATCTCCAAGGCTTCTCGAAAATCGGGAAAATCATCACGCCAACGGTATATTGTGGCTGTACCAACACCTAATATCGCACCGATAGATTCAGTCGACTTGCCGAGCTTACCCAACTCTATTACCTGCTCACAATAAGCAGAGTCATAAAGACTTGGTCTACCAACAGGTCGTTTTGTTTCGGTCATTATTAGTCTTCGTTATAGCCAAATTCATAAGGATAGCCTTCAGACGAAAGCTGATTGGCTTTGACTGTTTTTGAAATTATGTCGTAATCTCCATTCAAAGCACTTTCACCATGATTCTGAGCATAGGTTTTGCTTGTTGTTACCCAATCACCAGAATTGATGTCAGTCACGCCTTTAGGAACAGCACGATAAATTCTTGTTGGTCGTGTTGGATTGTCTTTAGCAAGATATGCAGCTTTCCACCATTCATTGTCAATTTGTGGGTCGCCGTGTCCATACAAGTTTTTGCCTTTAGAGGAATACACGTCAATTGGCATGATTCCTTCTAAGTTGTCTAAAGTGGCTCCATACACTTTTGCATTAGGTGCAATGTGTGCGCCTTTATAACTTGCAGTCATTCCCGTAGGAGCCATAGACTGAGCCATCATTTGATCGACATTTTGCGTGGCAGGGCCGTTCAATTGTCTGGTCTGCTGCCATTCGTTAGCCGCCGCTTGTTGGGCTTGGTTAAAGTTCCTAGCTTGATCGTTAGCCATGCCAAGCATCTGCTGGAGACTTGCCCCAGGATTAGCCATAGTGTCGCTTAAACGGCGCTTTTGGCTATCTAAAAAACTGTATATGTCTGCTAGGCTTGGCATATCATTTCTTTGCTGTCTTAGCCGACTCTTTAAATGCTTTTGCAGTAGGTGCGCCCTTAGTGCCAGGCTTGCGCATCTTCTCGACAGGTTTGCCTTCAGCCTTTTCACGGGCTATGCGTTCCTGTTTAGCGTGGATATTGGCATACAAGCCAGGTTTAGTAGCCATTAGCAGTTCCAGTTTTTCAATGATGCTTTAGCACGTTCTGCTGGCCCTTTGGCGTTTTTTACTACGCCTTCCATGCGGGCGCAGAAACTAGCCTTGCGTCCTTCGTCTTTCTTCGTCTTTGGATTTGGCGCTGGCGGCTTCAGATTAGCGTTGTTCTTAGCGTTGTATTCCGCACGACCTTTGGCAGTCATACCAGCCCCTTTTTCTGTGGGGTTGTATGTCTTACCCTTACCCGTTGTTTTATGCGGGATTGGTTTATCGTGTTTCGTTGCCATAGATGTGCCTCATGAATTTGTGTAAGAACCTTGATTTGGGCTTCAACATGGCACAGAAGAAAGCCAGAAAATTCTGTGCGTCACCATCCTCAAATGCTGGCTTAACAGTTCTTACTGCTTCAGTTTACAGCGGTTTCGTCTGTTTGTGCTTCTACTTTTGGTGTAGCCATAGCCACGGCTTGGGCGTTAGCTTCTGCCAACAGCTTTTGCAGGTGCTGCTGCAACGATGCAATCCGAGCTTCCAGAGCTTGGATGATGTCACGCATTTCATGTTCGGTGTGTAAAAAGTTAAACATTATTTCTTTCCTTTTTTGGCTTTCTCAGCCTCACGCTTTTCTGAATACGCAATTGCAACGGCCTGTTTAACAGGTTTTCCTGCTTTCACTTCCGTTTTGATGTTTTCTTTAAAAGCCTTGGGGCTAGTTGATTTCTTCAGCATCCATTACTCCACAAACGTCTTGCCACGACATTAGAAGATAGCGTTCACCATCTTCCATCCATTCTTGAAACTTCAAGTATTCGTCTTTGTAATCTTTAGCCAATGTGCCAAAAGTAACACGCTCACCGCCTTTTAGCGGGTTTTCCTCGAACGTGCCATCATCTAGCCAGCGTCCTGGCCCAACCGCTACAACTGTGCCGATAGTATCAGCCTCGGCTGTTTTTATCCACAATGTCGATTGGATGCGTGGCTCTGGCTTGACAAGAATCTTGTCTTTAAGTGGTTGCAGCTTCATTGTTGCTCCTTCTTAGGACGACCAGGCTTTTTCTTTTCTGGTGTCATAACGTCAACAACGGGCAAGGATAAAAAGACCCCTGCCGGAGCAGGAGTTAAGTCGGTGCAATCCGACAAGGAGATACTGAATTCACCGCACCAATGTGATTGGTACTTCACTACTGCGGTTGGATAACGATGGCACTCACCAGCGTGACCCGTATATTCCCAAAATTTGCAGTTTTCGCAAACTTCTCTAGAATCTGTCTTAGCCATAACAACTATCCTTGTTCTGGTTAGAAAGCCCCTTTGGTCATCACACCTTTGGGGCTTTCGCTATTTACATTTTATCTTGGACGTGATCGGCACGTTTGTGTTCGTAAGCAACGTGTTCACGGCTACCGCCCTTGAACTCGCCCAAACGACCATCAACCTTGCCCATGTGACCGTCAACACGGTCGCCAATGCTGTCAGCCTTGCCCATAGCAACACCACCAACCAGCTTGGCTCGGCGTTCGCCAGTAGCGTCAGAGGCAGTAGCGCCCTTGGGCATTTTTTCACCAGAAGCACCAGCCATAAACTTGGTGCTGTTAACGCCCTTTTCGGAGCCTTTTTTCTCACCAGAACGGTCAGAAGCTGTAACGCCAGAAGGCGTTTTTTCTTTTCCAAAGTAACCCATTTTTATTTCCTTGCAAGGTAGATGGTTCAAACATCATACCGAAATTTCACTAATTTGCAAAGCAATTTTTTTTGCTTCTTCTAGATCAACAAAACAACCATGATGTTTACCTTTGTATTGCACAACCCATTTGTTTGATGCTTTGTGCCATGAAACATTCTTGATTCCTGATTTGCTGTTTTTTTGAGCAATCTTGTTTAAATTGTTCTCAGATCGTGTTGCAGGGCGCAAATTTTCAATACGATTGTCTGTTTTGATTCGATTGATGTGGTCAACTTCTTTAGGAACAAACCCATGAAACATAGAAAAAATGATTCTATGAACCATTGTTTTTTTGTTTTGATACCGAACCACAACATATCCATTAGAAGTGATCGTGCCAGCTTTGTCACCAATTTTTACAGCTAAAGACGGCTTAATCTTCCAAAAAAGATTGCCGTCTATGTAATCAAAAATTTGCCAGTAATCTGTATTGCCCATATAGGCATCATATCAAAAAGGCACGTCTTCGTCAAACGATTTGCTTAACTGTTTAAAACCTTCTTGCGGCTTTGGGTCGTTTAAGTAAGCCCAACCAGACCAGCCGCCCTCTACTACTGGGATGCTGTCAATTTTAAGCATTGGGCCATTTTTGGTTTCAATCATAGAGCCAATGCGCTGATAGCGTGACTTTTCTTGACCGTCTTTGTTGGTGTATTTGCCGCTAACAATGGTAATTTCTTTGATGGTTCTGCTCATTTTATGCTTTCAAGTTAAGTAATTGCGCCACTTTGTGCGCCGTTTCGGTCAAAAATTCTATTACTTCGGCTTCCAAGAGCTGAATGTATTTATCGTCTCTAGGAATACGCTTAATAAATAGCTGTAAGTCTGGAGGGAGGCGTGGGTCGTAAGATACAAAGTCACACCAATCACGATTAGTGCAAGCCATCTGCCAGAAAATTTGATCTGCATACTTTTTAGGTACTGTTTGGCTGAGTAACGTATCAATGTGCGTTGCTGTGTTGGGACACTTTATTTCAATAAGTCCGTCAGCACCCACCAATCCATCAGGAGAAGCGCCGCTATTGACAATACTTGGGTGATCGATGAACCCAACTTCATCAACCAAGACATTCATTTTTGCTTCATACGCTGCCCTTGCTAGTGGTTCTGTTTCTGTACCCCATTGCATAGCTGCGTTGCTAAATGACTCGGCTGGCTTGCCAGTAAGCCGTTCGCAGACCAATT